GACGTTGAAGACGATCTTCGCCTGCTCCTTGTCGCCGGCGGCGCCGTACACCTCGGCGCCCTCTTCGCTGTCCCCGCAGGTCAGGTACAGGGTGATCGCCGCGGCCAGCGTGGACTTCGTGTTCTTGCGGGGCACCTCGAGGTAGAGGACCCGGAAGAGGCGGTACCGGCGGCCCTCGTTGTCGGCCGGGCGCTTCCATCCGAAGAAGGTCCGGAGGAGCTTCCGCTGCCACGGCATGAGCTTGAACCGCTTCCGCGCCCACTCTCCCTTGACGTGGCGGAGCAGGCCCTCGATGAAGATGACGACGCGGTTCGCGGACGCCCGTTCGAAGCGGACGCCGGACTTCCTCGCCTCCCGCAGGAGGGCGGCGTACCGGACGCGCCAGTGCGGCAGCGTCTCAGGCTTCGTGGAAGATGACGGAGGCTGCTCTTCGCTCATCGCTGACCTGGACGTTTTCGACCGCGGTCAGCGCTGCGGGATCGTTGGCGGAAGGCTTGGGCGGCTCGTACTCCGAACCGAAGAGGCTCGCGCGAGAGGAGGGCGTCATGCCGAACTCGACCGCCCACCTACGCATGTCCTCTCCGAGCTTGCGGGCGATCGTCAGGTGCGGAACTTCCATCGGGTGCCCGCTCGGGCTCTTCACCACCAGGCCCGGGAGCTCCGCGATCTGCTTGTGGGTCTTCACCCAAAGGGAGTAGGTCCTGCAGTAGCCCTCGAGCGCGGCCCGGTCGAGGACCGTGAACGTGCCGAGCCGGCGGAGCTCGTCGATCACGCGGCGCCATTCCGCCTTCGCTTCCGCGTCGAGCCATTCGCTCGGTGCGCCGGCGTCGAGCTTGGCCTTGCGCGTCTCGGCCGGAAGAGGCCGCTTCCCGGGGTTGCCAGCAAGGCGCTTCTTCTCCGAGGGGATGGTCTTGCGGCCGCGCTTCATCGCGAGAAGGCCTCCGCCAGCCTCTTCGCCTGCGCCTCGCTGTACCGGCCGCCGAGCATCGTCGCATCCGGCGCGGCGACCGCTCGCCACCACTGGGTCGGGCAGGTCACCACGAGGTAGTCCTCGCCGCACTCGGCCTTGACCTTGAGCGCCAGCGGGACGTGTACGGCCTTGGAAAGCTCGTCCGGCATCCCGTGGAAGAGGAGCATTGCGCCGGCGGGGCCGGCCTGCATCTCGAGTCTGGCGGCGACTTCCACAGAGGGCTCCTCGGTCACGCGACCCCCCCAGCCTGAATTTCGCGGCCACGCGCGCGAAGGCAGGGGGCCGGTCGCGGGCTTTTTCCTCCGAGGATTTCACCCCCCCTACCCCCGTCCGCGTCGGCGCGCTCGTCCGCGACGTGGGCGTCCGGCTGAAGATGCTTCGTCTGCCTGGCCGTGTCCTGGGCCGCGAGGATCTGCTCGAGCGTCATCGCGCGCTTGTCGAGCGTCGCCCGCTTCCAGTTGTGGCAGTCCTCGCACGCGCCCTGTCCGTTGGTCTCAGCGAACGTACCGCCGCGGTTGAGCGGGACGATGTGGTCGGCGACGATGGAGAGCGCGCCGTTGCACAGCACCTGGATCACGCAGACGGGATGGCGGTGCAGGACGAGCTTGCGCCAGGCGCGGTGCTGCGCGCCGTACCCGCGCTTCGCGCTGCTCCCGCGATCGTGGTCCTCTATCTTCGCTTGGTCGGACAGGTGGGACGCGCAAGCTCCACGGCCGGGCTCGGCCATGTTCGGACAAGGGAACTGCTTGCAGGGGCTCGTCGGCTTTCTCGGCAACGCTCAAATTCTACTGGCTGGGTGCAACGAGCGCAACTTCTTGCCACATTCCCCGCACACTGTCTAGATGCACTTCCTCGTCGAGAAATGCCTATCGACGAGAGCACGCTTGCAGGAGGGGCTGTTTTCAATTCATCTCGACTTTTTGCATTTCGGAGGGCGCTCCAGGGCGGGGATCGCCTCCTCGAGGCTTGACGCGCTTGCAGCGGTGGCGGCGGAGGCCGCGGCGGAATCCTGGCCGTTGGGCCAGGCTGTCGTTCGTCGCGATCGTACGGTCTTCGATTTCCTTGATTCCGAAGGTCGCTGATCGCTGTAGTAGTAGTGTACTCTTATCTTATCTGACTCTTATCTTATATGTTCGTCGAATCTCGCTTTCGCTGACGTCGTTCCTCGCTCTCCTTTCGGCAGACAATCCGGGCTTTCCCCGGTACATTTATAGTTAATAGTCGCGCGCGCGACTGTACGTCCCCTAGACTCAGCACATGGCGAGGTGTCCCGAGGCAGCGAACATCGCCCGCGTGGAGGCCGCGGCGCTCTGGATCGCGACCGCGTCTCGGAGCCATCCCTGCAGGGAGTTGCGAAGGTTGTCCAATCGGGGCAGCCCATTTGGACAAGCGAGCCCTTCGACGAGAATGTCGAAGGGCTTTTTGTAAACAGGCACGACGCATTTCCCTGTGACGGTAAAGTTCGAAGTCACCAGATCGAGCAGCTGGCGCTTTTCGGACAGACTTCGAACTCGGTAGAGGTCATACATCCTCGACGCCAGGCGTAGCAGGTCGGCGCCCTGCTCGAAGTAGGCCTGGTTCGCCTTCTCGTGCGCGGCGATCGCGCCGCGGGCCTTCTCCTGGGCCGTGCGCCACGCCTCGGTCTTCGCCTTCCAGAAGTCCTCGGTGATCCGACCGTCGAGCTTGTCCTCGTAGGCCTTATCGATTCGGCCCTGCAGGTGCCGGTACTCCGCCTGGAGCGAGGCGACGGCCGCGTCGTGGTATGCCTTCTCCTGGCCGTGGCTCTCGCGCATCGTCTCGAGCATCTCGTCGATGACGTCCTTGTCGATATGGATCGCCTTGACGGCGGCCGCGAGCTTCTCGTCGAGGTCCTCCTGGCGGATGTAGTCGCGCGAGCAGTTCCCCTTCGACGTCGTGCATCTGTAGTAGACGTACTTGCCCTTCTTGAGCTCGGCGGTGTAGGCGCACCCGCAACGGCCGCACGTCAGCAGGCCGCGGAACGGGAAGTCGTGCTTCGTCTTCCTGGGCTTGTTGTGGCGCTTCATGGCCGCCTGGGCCGCGTCGAAGAGCGGGCGGTCGATGATGGGCTCGTGCTTGCCGTCGTAGCGCGCGCCCTGCCAACGGAAGACGCCGTAGTAGATTGGGTTCGACAGGATGTGGTGGATCTCGCTCCGCGACAGGATCCGGCCCGTCCTCGAGCGCAGGCCCTCCATCGTGATCTGGGCGCGGGCCGTGTCGATCGTGTACGTTCCGCTGGCGAAGAGCTCGAACAGCCTCCTGATGAACGCGGCCTTCGCCGGGTCGGGCTCGATGGTCTTCTCGGCCTTGTTGTTCCGGTAGCCGACGGGCGCCTGCTGCGGGAACCATCCCTGCTCGGCCTTCTCGAGGAGGCCCTTGGCCGTCTCCTCCTTCAGGTTGTCGATGTAGTTCTTCGCCAGGAGCACCTTGAAGCCGTGGACGAGCTTCTCGTGCGAGCGCGACTCCTTGCTCAACACGACGTTCTCCTTCACCAGGACGAGCGTCAGGCCGCCGCCGTCCACGTCGAGCTCGATGTAGTCGTGGAAGTTGCGGTAGAGGCGGTCGGTCTTCTCGCAGAGGATCGTCGTGACGGAGGTGTGCCGACGGAGGTGGGCCAGCATCGCCTTGAACTGCTCGCGGCCCGACGTCTTCGCGCTCTCGACGTCCACGAACTCGGCCGTGATCTCATAGCCGCGGTCCTCGGCGAACCGGCGCAGGAGCTTCTGCTGCGACTCGATGGAATAGCCTTCGTCGGCTTGCTCGCGGGAGGACACCCGCGCGTAGATGACGGCCTTCGTGGACATGGATCGGCTCGCGGTCAGTGCCGGGCCCAGCGGATGAGGAGGTCGAAGAGGGGAGGGAGGTTTCGGGACATCTCGATCGCGCCGGCGGCGGAGACGGGCTCGCGGTACCGGCGCGACCAGAAACGCCGCCCCCGCTCTCGCTGGGTGCTCGGCTTTTCCTGCGCGCCGACGGACTCTATCATTTAGAGGGGTCGCCCATCGACGGGGAGAACCGCCGTCAGCCGCTTGATCGCCTCGTCCGCATCGGCGGGCGTCAGGCCTTTCCTGAAGTCCGTCCAGATCAGGTGGGGCCACAGGACGCCCATGTCGCGGTCGTCGTCCAGGATGACGATGCGCGACTCGAACGCCCCGTTCTTCACGAGCCAGTCCGCGATCTCAAGGCCTCGAATCTGGCCGCCGAAGCGAGGCGTCGCGCTGATCACCCTCTCGCCCGCGATGCCGAAGGGCGCTAGGAGGGCGCGGAGCTTCTCGATCGGCGTCCCGAGCCGCCATGTGCTCGACACGACGATCTCCAGCGACGGCACCGTGTCGGCTATCCGCTTGAGCTGCTCGCCCATCTCCGGGCAGAGCGCCCAATGCCGATCGGGTTCGGTCTTGTCCATCTCGGTATGGGCGTGCTTCGTCTCCCAGCACACGGCGCCGTTCAGGACGCCGTCGAAGTCCAGGAAGAGCAGGCGCCTCACGTCGGTTCCGCCGCGGCCATCTGGGCCATGATGTGGGACGGGGCCTCGACCTCGAAGAAGCCGAGCCGGCCGGTCACGCAGAACGGCGGCACCTTCTCGACGTCCACGAGCTTCCAGGCCCAGCCCGTGTACCCGCTCGGGCATCCTGGCTCGATCCACATCTCGGGCGTCGGCTGGCGCACGGCCTCGATGCGCGCGCTGGCGATGGCCTGGCCGAGGATGTAGCAGGCCCCGTCCATGTCGCTCCGTCCCTTCATGCGCGGGTCAGGGCTCTTGCCGGCCACGATCAGGAAGCGCTCGCTGATGCCTTCGGAGAAGATGGCCCGAGGCGGCCGCCAGGACCGGAACTCCTCGCTCTTGGCCTTCGTCAGGATCAGGCCCGCGAACGGCTGCTTTATCACGATCGCCTTCATCTCGCCGCCTCGTTCAGCTTGTTCCTGGCCTCGACGGCTCGCTCGAACGAACGTGTTCCGGGGCCGATGTGGATGGTGATCCCGTGATGCCCGTCCGTCATCTCGTCGAATGCCTTGACCATGGCGCGCGAAGCGCCGAGAAGGAGCTTCCCGGCATCGGAGGCACGAACGGCGTTGTCCATCCTCTCAAGCGCGGGTTGGAAGTCAGGGGAGTCCGAGTCCTCGATAGCTTGGAGATCGTCCCACGCTTTCAGGGTCGCCGCCGTCTGGAACTCGGAGGCGACGCAGGTCTTTTCCGTGTCCTGCCAATTGCGCTTGTAGAGGTCGGCCTGGGACTCGGCGATATTGGCCCGCACAGTCTCGGCGCGGCACGTTTCTAGCGTCTCGGTGTACTTCAAGTCCAGCGCGACCACCTCGGCCCGAAGCCGTTTCAATTCTTCGGCAGTCCCACACTCGCACGCCCCACACTCGACGCAACGGCGCAGGCACTCCAGCGGATGCTCGCTCACGTCTTGGCCGCCTTCGCCACGCGGGCGGCGCACCGGCGGCACAGGCCGGCCGGGGTCGTGCTCGTGGGCTTCTGGCACCGCTTGCATCGGTTCGTGACGGGCTTCATGCGGTCAGCCCTTGGGGCATCGGCCGCGGTGGCCGGCCAGCTTCGAGCATCCGGGCGTCCGCTCGCACGGCGACGCGGCAGGCTCCCGGCCTTCGGCCCGCTCGGTCGTGCCCACGCGCAGGGCGCCGGCCGCCTTCTCGAACATCTCGGCGATCAGATCGCGCACGTCCTGCTCCGAGATGCCCCCCCCCCCGCGGCTCGGTCGCGGCGATCTCCTCGCGCGCGAGCTCGCGGATCCTCGTCGTCATGGGGTCTTCTGTCACGGTCACGGTCTCGTTCTTGGCCATCGGTTCGTCTCCTTTGGGTTTCGTGTCGTCCGGCAGCTGCTCCTGCTCGTCCGCGAGCCAGATGTGGCGATCGCGCTTGCAGGCCTGGCAGGTCCTGATCTCGACGTGTTCGCCGCGGCGCACGACGTGCTCCGTGACGACCCGGCAGTGCTTGCACATCTCGCGCTTGTCACAGACGTAGTCCTGGGCCTCGCGCGGGTCGTGGTGCTCGATGACGACCCCGCGCCAGATGGGCGACGAGGTCAAGAGCGGCTTGTCCGCCTTCCGGTTCAGCCCGCTCTTCCAGCCCATCAGATCAGCCCCTTGTCGCGGCAAGCCCTCTGATCGGGCGTCAGCGACCGTTCGATCATCTCCGCGACAGCGCGGTTAATCTCACGGATGGCCTCGCGGCGAGCGCGCTTCTTACGGCCCGGATCGGTGACCTGCTCGTGGGCGATGTCCTTCGCGACGCCACACCGGGTCCCATGCCCCTTCACTGGGCACCGCGCCTTCCGCTTCCCGCCGTAGGGCTTCATGCCGTTCTCCTGGCCGCCCGGTAGCGGCGCATCCGCTCGCGGTTGTAGGTCCGGTACTGATCCGGGTTCTCTCTCCTCCACCGCCTCAAGACGGCCATGCGGCATGCCCGGCAATAGGGGCTCCGTCCGTCAGGCCTTCGTCGGTCGCGGCAGAAGAGGGCCACGGGCCTGCGGTGCTGGCATCGGGCACAGAGCTTCACCTTCACGATGGGATGTCCCCGTGCTCGTCGCACAGCGCGACCGATTCGTCGAGGTAGCGGAGGTCGTGCGGCGCTGGGTCGAGCCAGTTCTTCTCCGCCGTCCGGACGCGCTTCGCGTACCGCGCGACCTCGAGCAATCGGGCCAGCAATTGGTTCACGTCCAGCCGTCCGCGATGCCCTGCGCCTCGCCCAAGGTCAGGAGCGTCTTGTGGAAGCGCGGCTCTCCGCCGTACAGCGGGATCTCGTAGAGCTCGTAGCCCTCGGCCGTGCGGCGGATCAGCGCCCCGCCGTCGTTCACCATGCCGTAGTAGAGCTCCTGGCCGATCTGGAGCTCGCTCAATGTGCCCTGCTCCGCCGAGTAGCGGAGGAACTCCTCGATCTTCGCCTTCTTCGCCTCGAACATCGGACGGAGGTCGTGGACGATCTGCTCGACCGTCGAGCCCGTCGCAAGCTCGAGCGCGCCGCAGAGGTCGGCGAACTCACCCAGCAGGCGGTCGCGGTTCGACACCCTCCGATCGGACTGGACTTCGTTAAGCCCGAAGCGCGCTGCCTTGCTCGCGCGGTGGCCTACCTCGGCCGCTTCCTCGGCGACGATGAAGAGAAGGTGCTCGGTTCGGTTCATGGTCGAAGCCCCACCTGGCGCTCGAGGGCCGTCACGAGGCGGACGACCTGCGCGGCGCGGAGCTTCAGCGGCTCGCCGATGCCCTTGTCGATCACGACGCCGTCCCTCAGCAGGTCGGCGTACACGCCGTCGCCCAGGTCTACTCTCATCGGCCTTCCCATCCGACGCTCTTCGAGGCGGCGACGTGGTCGGCGCCCTTCTCGCGAAGCTCTTTCATCCGGGCGGCCCAGTAGTCGCCCGTCTCGCCTTGAAACCACGGGTCGCCGCTTGGCGCGTTCCGCCAGCGCGACAGAAGCTGCTCGTAGTCCAGGTCGTTAATCTTCGCCTTGTTCTCCGGTGTCAGGTCCATTTCAGCGCTTCCCCTTGGCCGTCTCGCGCTCGGCCTTCTTGCCCGTCGCCATCTCCCAACGCTTCACGATCACGTCACAATACCCGGGCTCAAGCTCAATCATCGCGCACCGGCGCTTCAGCGTCTCGCAGGCGAGGAGCGTCGCCCCTGCTCCGCCGAAGCTGTCCAGCACCAGGTCGCCACGGCGGCTGCTGTTGTTCACGGCGCGCACGACCAGGTCCACCGGCTTCATGGTCGGGTGCTCGTCGGACTTGCGAGGCCGCGGCACCTCCCAGACGTCGTCGAGGTCACGCCCGCCACGGAAAGAACTGCGCCCCTTTTCGGGCCAGCCGTACCAGATCGGCTCGAAGCGCCGGTGATAGTTCGAGCGCCCGAGGACGAACATGTCCTTGACCCAGACGATGGTCGCGGACCAGTGGATGCCGGCGCCGCGAAGCGCCGCGTCGATGGTCGGCCACTCCCCGCATCCCATGACGCAGTAGATGTCGCCCTCGATGCACGGGAGAACCGCCTTCGCCCAAGCCTGGAGGAACGAACCGAAGTCCGCGCCGAGGTCGTCGTTCTTGAGGCCCGGCCGCTGTCGGTGCTTCGGATTGTTGTCGCCGCCGATCGCCACGTTCCACGGAGGATCCGTGAAGAGCATCCGGGGAGTACCCCCCCCCCGTGGCGATTTTTACGTGCTCGGGTACAGTCGCATCGCCGCAGAAAAGACGGTGCTCGCCGAGGAGATACAGGTCGCCCGCCTTCGTGATCGGGCGCGACGGCTTCGTCGGAATATTCTCGTCGAAGCCAGGCAGGCCAGGCTGCCACTCGATGAGCTTCCGAAGCTCCGCATCGGCGAAGCCGGTGAGCTCGAAGTCGAACGCGTCCGCATCGAGCCCGGTCAAGAGCGCGCGCAACTTCTCCTCGTCCCACTCGCCGCCTATGCGGTTCAAGGCGAGGTTGAGCGCCTTCTCGCGCTTCTCGTCAGCGATCGGCACGAGCACCGCTGGCGCAGACGTCGCGCCCAAGTCCTTGAGGACCTGCAGGCGCTGATGCCCGCCGACGAGGACGCCGTTCACGCTGTTGATCACGAGCGGCTGCACCATCCCGAACTCCGAGATGCCGCGCTTCAGCGCCTCGTAGTCGTGGTCGCCGGGCTTCAGTAGCTTGCGCGGGTTGTACTTCGCGGGCTTCACCTTCTCGATCGGGAACGCCGGCTCGAACGCGCCGGGCCCTGCCTGCTTCGTTTTCATGCCGCTCTCCTTGGTCATGCCGGCGCCCAGACGCCGCGCTGGACGGGCTTGAAGTAGACCTGCAGGGCGCGCCGGATCTGCGAGCGCCAGTTGTGGCCGTGGGCCTTCGCGCGTCGCACCTTGGGCGTGGCCTCCGCGGCGCGATAGATGTCGCGGAGTCGTAGCTCCCTACCGGCGAGCGCGTCCTCGAGGGCTTCCCGCCACGTCTGGGCGGCGCTCCCGTCCGCTCGCAGGATGATCGCCGCCGAGCTCACCACCAGGTGGCCGTTCAGCGGGGAACTCGCGAGGCGTCGTAGCGCCTCGTCGCCGAACCCGCTCAAGACGCTGGGCGCTCCGCCGTTGCCCGGCCCGATCGTGCCGTCGGGCCTATAGAAGGTGAGCCGGCCGCGCAGGAAGTAGAGGCCGGAGGCCACCGGCCAGACGTGCCTGTGGAAGGCCTCGGTCTCCGTCCTGGCGAAGGTCAGCGCGATCCCGCCGCCGGGATGCCCCGCGAGGCGCCCGAGCCAGTCCCCCAGCTGGGGCCCGTAGGGCGGGTTCATCCACACGAACCCCTCCCAGGGCCGCATGAAGCCGTTGTCGGCCTCGGAGTAGTGGACCCGGGCGGTCGGCCACGGCCGCGGCTCTGGGGCCGCGCACGGGTCCAGGTCGAACGGCCCGAGGGCGTCGATGATCTCTGGCGGCGTCAGCCAGACGTCGGTCTCCCCGCGGAACGGCTTCGAGTGGGTGAAGCTCTTCACGCCTGCTTGGTGCTCCGGAAGATGGTGAAGAGGCGGGCCTTGCGGTTCGAGCCCGTGCAGACGCCGATCATCGCGACCATCTGCCAGTCGGCCCGCCGGAAGGTCGGGTAGAAGAAGTGCAGGAGCCCGAGATATCCGCCGGGTGCGAGCACCCGGCGGGCCTCCTGGAACATGCCACGGAGCGGGAACGGCGGACACCCGTACTTCTTCGAGTCCTCCTTGCTGTAGGGCGGGTCCGAGAGAATGAGGTCGAAGGAGTTGTCCTCGAACGGGAGCTTCTCGGCGGAGGCCTGGACCTTCGGCTTCCTGATCTCGTCGCGGATCAGGTCCACGGTCATGCCCGGGCCCGTCAGGGTGCCGCTGGGCAGGTGCATGATCCGGTCCTCCTTCACGGTCGGGAACAGCGCGAGCGCCCGCTTCAGGAAGGTCGGCGGGTACTGGCCGTACAGGCTGGACGTGTAGAAGGCGCCGCAGTACCAGACGCCGTGAATCCATCCCTTCGACTCGTTGAGGTCGGGGTACTTCTTGAACTGCTTGTTGTAGTGCGCGACGTCGATCACGTTCTCTCCTTGGGTCGCCGGGGCGTCCATCGCGCCCGCGGCGGGTTCTTCGATCCGGCGTTGTTCGAGACCGTCCGCTGGGCCCCGCAGCGCGCGCACCGGTAACGGGATCGGTTCGGGCCACCGGAATAGCTCCCGAGAGCGACCGGCGCCTGCTCGATGTGCTCGACGCCCGGGCCGCACCGGTCGCAGTCCAGGAGCGCGTCCGCCTCGCGCACCGTCATGCCAGCGCCCCCTGCGTCAGGGCGGTCTTGCAGAGGGCCCTGGCGGTCTTCACCGGGACGGCGTTCCCGATCTGCTTCACGACGTCCTCGGTCGTGCCGATGAACTGGTAGGAGTCCGGGAAGCTCTGGGCGCGCGCCAGCTCGCGAGGGCGGAGCATCCGGAAAAGGATGTCGAGCAGGCACTTCTGGCCGTTCGTGAACGTGACCAGGAGCGCGAAGCGGGGCTTCGCCGTCAGCGACGGCAGGGGCTTCTCGACGCTCTGCGCGTCCGCCGTTCCGTTGTACTGGACGAGCATCGCGGACACGACGTAGCCCGCGCCGTGGTGCGGGACGACCGTCTGCACCGGATCCTCGACCGAGCGCGGTTGGTTGTTCCCGAAGCGCCCCCGCTTCGGCAGGATGAACGAGGCCTCCGCCAGCGCGAGCTCTCCGCGGCGGGCGGTCGTGATCGTCGGGATAGGCTCATCGACGCTCCGGGTGCGCGTGGCCGGGTCGTCCCCCGGCTTGTCCGGGTGCGTCACCGGGACGATGACCGCCTTGCTCCGGTCGCTGGCGAGGACCGTCTTCAGCGGCTCGTCCACCGACCGGGGTTCCCCGGCCCGCTCCGGGCCGCCCGCGCCCACCACGAACGGGGCGGCGACGCCCAGGTGGTCGCGCGTCAGGACGGTCGGGGTCGGGTCCTCGGTGCTCCGCGGGCCGACCTCGGGCCCGCCGGCGCTCATCACGAACGGCTGGGCCAGGCCGAAGCGGTTCGCGCAGTCCAGCGTTGGGATCGGCTCGTTGACAGGGCGGACCCGCTCCGCGCCTTCGGCGTCCCCGTGGTACTCGGTGACGAATGGCTGGGCGAGCTCGGCGGCGCCCCTCGAGGTGACCGCCGGCGTGGGGTCGTCCACGCTGTGCGTCCGGGGCTCCTGGCCGTCCCGCTCGCCGAAGTGGGCGACCATGAATGGCTCGACCTTGGCGATCGCGCCCTTCGCCGCCACGGTGGGCACCGGCTCGTCAGCGGAGCGCGGCGCGGCCTCCGACTGCTGGCCGATCAGGAATGGCTGGGCCACGGCGAACTCGTTCGAGCCCGTCACCGTGCCGATGGGCTCGTCCGCAGACCGCGCCCGGCGCTCGTTCTCCTTCAGGTCATGGACGCCGTGGGCGTTGGTCACCACGAAAGCCTCGGGCTGGACGACGCCGAGGCCGCCACTCCCGACAACGGTCGCCGCGGGGTCGTCGATGCCCCGGAACCCCGCTGTCTTGCCCCCGGTGCAGTCCGTCCGGATCTGGAATGGGACGGCCAGGCCGAGGTGATTCCCCCCGCCTGTCACCGTGGGCACGGGCGCGTCGGCGGAGGCCGCGCTGCTCGTGCCGTAGAGCTTCACCAGGAAGCCGCCCAGGTTGATGCCGGAGTACTTCTTGAGGCCCGCTTCGATGCGGCGCAGCGTGTTCGGGCTCAAGGGCCGCTTGCGGTTGAAGATGCTCTGGCCGAGGTCGGACCAGTCGATGACGTCCTGGCGGGCCGTGCGCCACTTCGCCATCCCGGCGATCAGCATCTCCTCCGGGTTGCGGGCATGGGTAACCGGCGGCCAGGCGATGGCGCCGCCGCCCAGCTTGCAGAAAATGAAGAGGCGGGTCCGGGTCGTCGGGTCGCCGTAGTCGGCGCAGCAGAGCAGGCGGTCCTCAGTGGAGTATCCGAGGGCCCGGATGTCGGCCAGGAACTTCTGGAAGAGCTCGCCCTTCCGCCGCTTCAGCGGGCGCCCATCGGCTCCGAGCGGGCCCCAGGTCCGGTACTCGCGGACGTTCTCGATTAGGACCATGCGCGGCCGGAGGGCCGCGATCCAGCGGACGACGTCGTCGCCGCTCGAGCGCGACTGATCGTCCATCGGCTTGCCGCCGCGGGCGTTCGAGTGGTGGGTGCATTCCGGCGAGGCGACCAGGAGGTCGAGCGGCCCCTGGATCACCTGGCGCGGGTCGATGCCGGTCAGGCCGCTGCAGTGGTGCATGGCGAACTTGTGGTTCGCGCTGTGCGTCTCGATGGCCACGTCCCAGTGGTTCACGGCCGTGAGCTTCAGCCGAATCTCGACGCCGTATTCCCGCTCGAGCTCTTCGACGGCCTCCACCAGGCCGGTGGACGTCCCGCCGGCCCCGCAGAACAGGTCCGCCGCGACGACCTCGTAGACGCCGTCCGGCGCGAGCCGGAACGGGACGGTGCGGGCAGGCGGCGGAGCGGTCAGCATTCCGGATCCTCGTCGCCCATGGTCAGGGTTCCGCCACCACGGCAGGGACCGGATGGGTCTCGAGCCAGGTTCTGAAGGCTTCGTAGTCCTCACGATCCGCGCGGTCTGACCTCGATCCCTGCAGCACGAAGGCTCCGGGGCAGACGTGTCGCCGGTTCGCCTTCCAGTAGGACCGCGTCCACTCCACGCACTCGGGCATGATCCTCAACTCGACCGGCTTCTCGACGCGCTTCGCGTCAGCGCCATCGCCCTCGTAAAAGAAGACCTGGTATGGCGCCCCACAGGTGATGCATCCGGCGATGCCGTGGAGGTCCAGCCAAGCGACGCGGTACGGCTCGTCGCAGATGAGGCACTTCTCTGGGAGCCTCGGCATCAGGAGTTCCTCGCGATCTCGACGATGAGCTCTTCCAGCGTCGGGCACTTATGCTCCGGAGGCAGGGCCTTCTTTTCCTTCTCGGTCCCGAGCAGACCGGCCTTGACCATGCACGGCCTGCACCAGTCCGTCTGGCGATCTTCGGTCGGCGCCGATCGGTACTCCGACCGGACGGGGTGGCAGGCAAAGGTGATGCCGACTTCCCAGAGCTGCTCCGCGTTCTCTTTGCTGGCGTCCCACGACTCGCCGCACTTGTCGCACTTCTGGATCAACGTGATCATCAGACCTCCACCGGGGCTTTCTTGAAGCGGTCCATCCGGGCCCGGGTCCGGAGGCACTTCTTGCATGTCACCAGGCGCCACTGGAACGAGCCGCCTACGACCCAGATGCCGCAGGCGGTGTCTTCGCTCCCGCGGCCCTTGTAGTGGACAGGGCCGGGCTTCGTGCCGGCCCAGACCTGTCTTCCTTCCCTTCTCGCGTCTCTCGGCATCGTCACTCCTTCGGCAAGTAGCGCAGGGCGCTGGCCGCGGCGAGCTCCAGGGCGGCCTCCGCGCCGTCCACCTTCGCCGCCTCCTTCAGGATTGGAAGGCCGCTGTCGATCGAGGCCTGCACCTCCGCCCGGGTCGCCTCGCGCCCCTGCGCGAACCAGAACCACTCCTCGGCCGGCCCGATCTGGAACAGAACGCCAGCCCCGCCGGGCGCCCTGAAAGGCGCGTAGTGCTTCGTCACCCAGACGAGGACGACGCCCGGGTTACGCTTGAGGCCCTCCCCGGCCATGCCGTCGTTCTCTGGCAGGTCGGTCTCGCGCCTGGGCTTGCTCGGGTTAGCGAGGAATGGGCAGACCTTCGCGGCAAAGGTCGCGCAGTCGGTGTGGGACGGCGGCTCGCTCGAGACGCGATTGATGGCGCACATCGGCCCGATCGCGAAGGCGAGGTATCGGCCGAGGACGCCGCCGCAGATCATGCACCGCCGCTCCTTGACCGCGCGGACGAGCTTGACGTGGTCCACCACGCGGAAGTCTGGCTTGCCGTCGAACCAGGCGACGAACCATGGCACGGGGTACCCGCTAGCCGGGTCCTTCGGCAGCGTCCGGATGCGAGGCGGTAGGGTCGCGGGAATCATGCTTGCCTCTCCTCGGCGAGCATCAGCGCATCGCCCAGATAGATGAAACCGTCGCGCTCTTGCGCGAGGCCGTTCCGCTTCAGGACCGGCAGGTACGTCCGGAACGTCCCGCCAGAAGGCTCCATGCCCGCCGCGCGGGCCAGGAGCTCCTTCGTCATGCCGTCCCTGGCGTTGATCAGCAGGTCGAGAAGCTTCCGCTCGCCCGCGTTGAGCGAGCGTCGCCACATCTCGACGACGTCCTGCTGCCCCATCTCGGCGGGCTTCCCGCCGATCGCGGCCAGGCCCTCTGGCGTGATCACCACGCCGATGTCGTTCTCGGCCAGCAGGCGCAGGCGCTTGAGCTTCGGGAAGTATGTCCGGAAGGTGCCGCCGGATGGCGTCATGCCGGCCAGCGTCCCGATCTGGGCCTTCGTCCGGTGGAGCGGGTAGGCGCGCCCCAAGACCTCGAGGATCCTCCGCTCCCCGGCGTTCAGCGTCTCGCCCGACTCCAGGAGCGGGCGGTTCGCTTCGATGAACGTGGACGCTTCCTTGCCCACGCCGATGTAGCCCCCGGGCGCCCGGTTGAGGCCCACGACGGCCTCGGCCCCGCGCGCTATCGGGCGCATGATCTGGGGCCCGCCAGCGTGGTGCGGGAGCGGCGCCGCGATCCCCGCGGCCTTGCGGATCTCCGCGGGCTGGAGTGTCTTCAGCTTGTCGTGGACGGCCTCCGCGACCTTCCGGAGCTCCTCGCGGACGACCAGGCCGGCGCTGTCCGCGGCCGCGATGGCCCGCTCGAGCTTGGCCGCCACCGTCTCCAGGCGCTTCAGTTGCGCGTCCTTCATCACCGGGACCTCCACGACCTTGGGCGCGCTGGCCGCCGGCGCGCACTTGTGCGCCTTCGCGGTGGCCAGGTCCCGCGCGAGGCCGATGATCTTGCGCTGGAGCTCCTTGGGGTCCTCGGCCTTGGCCCGCTCGATGGTCGCGGCGAGCTTCGTCCGGAGCTCGCCCAGGTCGATGTCCGCAAGGGTCGCCGGCGCGCGGCCGTGCGACCGCACCGAGGGCGTCGCGCCCGAGTCGAACGTCTCCCGCCGGCGGAACACGATCCGCTTGACCACCTTCAGGAAGTGGGGCGACCACATCCAGGCGTGCCCGCTCTCGAGGCTCGGCAGGGACTGCAGGATGTCGGCCTTCTCCGAGTGGTAGTCCAGCCAGGCCGCGACGGCGGCCCGGTCCTGGGGCGACGTCGTCCGGAGCACGATCAGGTTCTCCGTCTGGGTCAGGACGTTCTTGTTCACGACCGCCGAGCGCTGGCTGATGAGGGAGACGCCGATGCCGCGGGCGCGGCCCATCTTCACGAGGCGCTGGAAGAAGTGGACAAGCAGGATCTGCTCCCGCATGGGCTTCTGCGGGATATACTCGTCGCACTCCTCGGCGTAGAGGTGGGTCGGCGGCTGGGTCTCGTCCTTCTTGCGGTAGAAGCGGTCGGCGAAGGCAGCGAGGAAGCGGTTCCGCTCCCCGTCCGTGAACTGCGAGACGTCCAGGACGCTGTTCAGCCTCTGATCGACCACGAGGTCGGCGATCATCTCGCCGGCGGTGGGCTCGAGCGGGACGTCCCCGTGGCGCCCCCCAAAGATGACGACCGGGAGGCCCGGGCCCTTGCCGTCCGCGGCGCTCCGGATGCCCCACCAGTCGCCCTTGGGGTCGATGACGACCCAGTGCAGGCCGGCCTTGTGCATCTCCTCGGCCATGACGACGGCCGCGTTCGACTTGCCCGCGCCGCGGACGGCGAGGATTCCGAACGTCTGCGTCACCGCATCGAGCGGCAGTTTCAGGTCCGGCGAAATGTTCAGCATCTTCATGTTCCCCTCCCGGGCCGGGGGCCGCGGTCGCGCTGGCTCAAGAGACGCGCCGCGGCCCCCGGGCTTCATGCCTGCACCTTCGGCCGCGCCTCGCTGACGATGATGTCCCGCCGGCCCAGCTTGGAGCCGTTGAGCGTCTGGATCGCCTTCAGCGCGTCCTCTTCGGTCCCCATCTCGACGAACCCGAAGCCCTTCGACTGGCCGGTGAACTTGTCCATGATCACCTTCGTCGCGACCACCTTGCCGACGGCGCTGAAGATCTCCTCCAGCTGCTCCTGCGTGGTGTCGTACGGGAGGCTCCCCACGAACAGCCGCTTGTTGACCGTCATGCGTCAGTCCTCCGACGTCCCGCCGACGTCGTCCTTCGACTTCTTCGAGCGCAGGCGGGTCAGCGTCTCGAGGTCGTACTGGCGGATCGCGCGGCCCGGCTCGCCCTTGTGGACGTAGTGGATCACGTCGTTCGCCTTCATCGAGTCCGCGAGCTCACCGCGAGCCTCGTCGATCTCGGCCTTGATGTCGTCCCGCTTATCCTCCAGGTCGGCGAGGCGAGTCGCGCGCTCGACGACGAGCGCCGGCGGCTTGCCGTTGCCCTTCACCACCTGGGGCTCCTTGTTTCCCGGCAGGGTGCCCACGGCGCGCTGCTTGCCCCCCTCCTCACCCGGCAGCGGGATCTCCGGGGTCTTGCCCCTCGAGCCCGCCGGTTCCTTCCGTCCCTTCTTCAGCTTCGCCGGCGGACGCGCCGCCAGCGGCTCTTTCGGTCCCATGGTTAGGTCCACTCCTTTCGCTCAGATGCGGGCTCGATAGCCCGTACGACGATAAAGGTCCGCTCCCCGATGACGATCCGCTGGCCGTGCTTCGTGGGGCACGAGCACCCGGAAAGCGGGCGGGAGCAGTTCAGGCAGGTCGGCGCGGTGCCGCACCTGCAGGTCCGGTAGATGATCGCGCCGGCGTGGCTCACCTTGACGACCCGCCGGCAGGTGCAGACGGTGGTGTCGTGCGCCGGCCAGAACGCCTCGCTCGTCCGACCCGGGCCACGCCGCTCGGAATCCATAGTCAGGCGCGCTCGCCCGCCAGAAGCCGGACGACATGGGAGCCCTTCCCCGCCTCGTAGATGGAGAGGGCATCCGCCACGGCCTGGCGGTCGGCCTCGCTCTCGAAGGGGTCCAAGACGCCAGGGTACCGTCGCCCGACGTGCTCGATGACCGCCTCCTTCAGGAGCCTGCCCATCTCGCCAGGCTTCTTCTTGCCGGCGTTCGCACCACTCTTGAAGACGGCGCCCTTGGCGATCTCTCGGATCGCGCGGCGCTCGTCCTCCGGCACCACGGCGTTCCGGCTATCGTTCGGCGTCACCCAGACGCAGGGCAGGCTGGGGCGAATCTCCTCGACCATCGCCAGCATGCCGCGGGCGTAGGCCATCCCGGCCGCCGCCGCGGCGCTCCTGGCGCCCTCGTCCGAGACCTCGCCGATCAGCACCCGCGCGCCGTGCTCGTCCAAGAACTCCAGGAGCGCTCGGGCCTGCAGGCGCAGGCGGCGCATCGAGTCGAGCGACCGACGCGCGGCGGAGTCGTCCCGCGAGCTCGCCACGGACTTGATCGCGACAACTGGCGGCTTCTCCGTCCCGCCGGCGACGTTGACGGCCACGAGCCCCGCGTACTTGATCCCCGGGTCGTAAGCGACGACGATGCTCCTCCGCCTTTTCATAGGTCCCCACCTCCAAGCTCGGTCTGATCGTCCTGGTAGCTCTCGCGGATCCGGAGGATGCGCTTGTTGAAGGTCAGCGGCACGATGCCCTTCGCTCCGAACTTGGACTTGGCCACGATCGCCTCGAGCTCCGCCCCGTCCGGCTTCTCGTTCTCGGGCTCGGGGTTGTGGAGGAGGACGACGCTGTCGCTGTCCTGCTCGATGTTGCCGCTCTCGGCCAGGTCCGACAGGCGCGGCGATCGCTTGCGGTCCTTCTCGATCTCGCGGGAGAACTGGGAGACCATCACGCCGATCAGGCCATGCTGGGCGAGCAAGGTGTCCCATCGCTTGAGGAAGGCGTTGATGTTCCAGCGGGGGTCCTTCGAGCTATTCGGGAAGGTGCAGCGCTGGAGATAGTCGAGCACCACGAAGTCCGCCCGATAGGAGAGGACCGCCGCCTCGATTTGCTGGATGCTCGGCTGGGGTTCGTCGGAGATGGCCAGGTTGAGATCGGCCAGGTCGCCAGCGGCGTTCGTCAGCTTCTGCCAGTCCCGCTCGTCGAGCTTGCCGACCCGGATGCGGCTGTGCGGGATTTCGGCGCGGTTGGACATCATCCGCTCCAGGATCGCCCGGAACTTCATCTCGCCGGTGAAGAAGATGCCCCGCAGCTTGTGCTTCGTGGCGAGGTGCAGGGCGACCTCGATCGCCATGACGGTCTTGCCCTGGTTGGGCCTGGCGCCGATGGTCAGCCAATCCCCGCGCATCAGGAATCCGATGCGGTTGTCGATCGTGGGGTACCCGCTCGTGAAGAGCTCGGACCCGCCGGCGCGCTTGCCGAGGCTGTCGATCCAGTCGTGGATGCCCTTGTCGATCGCGTGGACCGCGACCTTCCCGGAGGTCTCCCGCTCGACGCAGTAGCGGCGGAGCTTCTCGGCCAGGGCGGGCCAGTCGTCCGAGCCGGACTGGGCGATCTCGGTCGCCTTGGCCAGGATCTGGCGATCGAGCCAGCGCTCGCGCACGATGCCGCAGTAGTAGATGACGTGGGCCGCGGTGGACACCTTGGCGACCATCTCGGCCAGCTGGGACTCCCCCCCGACCTTCTCCAGGAGGCCGCGGTCCTTCAGGTACTCGAGGGCGATCACCATGTCCACGCCCCGGCCGTCCTCGCGCAGTTCCGACAGCGCCCGGAACAGTATCCGGTTGGGCTCGTGGTAGAACCATTCGGGCTCGACGATCGCGAGCGCCGCGTCGCAGGCCTTCTTCTCGATCATCATCGAGCCGAGGACGGCCATCTCGGCCGTCGGCGCGTTCGGCGGGACCTTCTCCACGATCTTCACGACGGCTTGCCCCGCAGGCCAGCGTACTCGTCCTTCTGCGCCTGGCCTCCCCTGGAGGAGGCGTACTTGAGCTCGAGGACCTTCGTCGCGTTCTCGTCGTTCCGGATCAGCCAGTCAAAGTCCATCCGCCAGCCGCCCTGGCTCGCCCCGCTGAGGAAGGGCTGCTTGGCCGCGGCCTCGAGGACCTTCTCGATCGTCTCGGCGGTCAGGTTGCGGGCCCGAATCTTCACCTTCCGCGAGCGGGTGACCTCGCGGACGGCGGGCAGGCCGAGCGCCTCCGCGCGCTTGTTCCAGGCCTGCCGGATGCCCTCGTAGTCGGTCGGGTCCTCGGTCGGTAGCGGGAGGTCCTCCTGCTCGCCCAGGTTCCGGCGGCGCTTGCCTGGCTCCTCGGTGACGTCCTTCCAGTCGTGGATCATCATGCCCGTCAGGAAGCCCGCCTTGCCGTCCACGCCGCACTCCCGGAGGGCCTTGAAGAGGTCGGCCGGGGATCCGCCCCAAAGCAGGAGGCTCGCGAGGTAGGCCTCGCCCCACGGCGCCAGGTCGCCGTTCCGGGTGTTGTCGCGGGCGAAGGACCAGAGGCGGGCCATCATGCCGCCGAAGCGGATCGCGTCAACGCCCAGCATCCGCATGGCATTCAACGCCTTGGGGTGGGTCCAGAAGGTGGTCTGGAACTTCACGTAAAGCCTGTTCACGCGGCGCGCCTGAACAGGCTTCAGTTCTTGTTCGAGTCCTTCCAGGTGTCGATGACCTTGTCCAGGAGGCTGTTGGCCTCCGGCGAGCCCTCGATGGGCTTCGATCCGCGCACGGCCTTCGGCAGCACCCTTGCGAGCGCGTCGATTTCAGGCTTCGTCAGCTTCAGGTTGAAGGTGTTGTCCATGATCGAGTCTCCGTTCAGATTGAGTGGCCGACGGCAGTCGTAGCCGGACTGCTAATCGAGCGCGTCCCGGTCGCGCCATCGGCCAAGGGGATCACTGCTTTTGGTCCTCGTACTGGCCCGTCTGTGCGAGGAACACCCAGTAGATGCTGGCGACGTCGAGCCAGTTGTAGCTGGCGACCTCTTTGATGTGGCCCTTCGCCAGGAGGTCGGGAACTTCCCGCCCGGTGACGATGCCCTTGTACTCTGGCAGGCCGAGGCGGGCGACGACCTCCTCGAGCTTCACGTACCGCTCGCCGGCGTTCTCCGTGCTGAAGAAGCGGCAGTGCTTCAGCATCACGTCGTAAACCTCGACGCCGACCGCCCGCGCGTCGGGCATGAACAGGAGCGGGAGGCGCAGCCGATTCCGCAAGTAGGCGATCCGGAGCTTCGGGAGGTCGAAGTTGATGATGTTGAACCCGACGATGATCGTCGTCGCCATCGCCCGCGCGTCCGTCCACTCCCGGATGCCGATCAGCATCTCGCGCTCGTCCGCGAACCCGAACACCTTCGCCGGCACCTTCGGGATGGAGGTGAAGGCCGTCTTGGGCTTTCCCCAGTAGAAGATCGCGCCCTCGGACTCCGTCTTAAACGCGATGCACCCGATCGGCGCGCCGTCCAAGAGCGCCGCCTCCTCTTCGAGCTTGGCCAGGCCCTGCTTCTTCCGGGCCGCGAGCTTCTTCGGGTCCTTGACGTTCGACGGCGGCTTCCAGAAGCGCTGTGAGAGCTCGATCTGCTCCTTCGGGGCCTTTCGGGTCTCGATGTCGAGGACCAGGTGTCGCGCGCCCGCCGTGTTCTCGATGATGGGCGCGAGGATGCTCGGCTTCGGGTCAATCGCTGGCATCTCAGTACCGGTTGCCGCCCCATCCGCCACCGTTCCCGCCCCAATTCCCGCCGCCTCCCCGGTTGCCCCAGCCGCCGCGGTTCCCGCCCCAGTTCCCTCCACCGCCGCCGCGGTTGCCCCAGCCCCCGCCACCGCCACCGTTGCCGCCGCCATTGCCGCCGCCGTCCTGGCGAGGCTGGAAGTTCCGGACCTTCATGCCTTGGCGCATCAGGTTCTGGATCACGCTGGGCGCGTCGTTCCAGGATTCCATCGTGAAGGAAAGGTCCACCGTGACCAGGCACGGGCCGAAGCGGCCCTCGACCGGGATCTCAATCGGGACGCTCCAGCCGATCATCTTCGAGCTTCCGTTCCCGGCGCGCGGAGCGCCGAGCCACGCGGGGCCCTCGCCGGCGCCGCCCGACCCGCCGCCCTGCATCATCTCCAGTTCCCTCTGCATCTGCTCCATCTGCTTTCGAAGCTGCTCGGCTCGTTCCTCGGACATGGTCTCTCTCCTGGATCAGTCGTCGTTCGTGGTGCCGCCGACCGCGTCAACGGACGTAGTAGCCGGGGCAGTCTCCGGTGCCGTCGCATCCTTCGCGATCGCACTCGGGGCACTTCTGGGGCGCCAGCGGGCAGTCGCCATCGCCCGCGCAGTCCTGGGAGCCGCAGGTCTCGCACGGCTCCGGTTCCGGCGGGTCGCCCGGCGGGCCTTCGCGCCGTCGCCGGTTCGCTTTCTCGCGGCCCCTCCGGAGCGCTTTCGCCGCGGCTTCCTTCCTGGCTTCGTCTTTAAGTTCATCGGGGTCGCAGAGCGTCACGCGGACGCTCCCTCCTGGGTCGTGGTTCGAGCGGCAAAGGTGGGCTTTCGGGGCGGGGTCATGGGAGCGAATCGTGGTGTCGAGGCCTGGACGTCAGCGCTTTCGGAGGTCTTCGAGCTCCTGTTTCTCGGCCGGGGTTATGATCTTGTACCGCTCGGATTCCGTGAGGTAATGCTTCCTGCAGAGGCCGTGCGATACGTTGCCGGTGCGCCGCTTCGGGTGGCAGACGTAGCAAACCGTCACGATCTCGGTGGCCACGGTCATTCTCCCGCGCCGTCCCGCCGGCGCGCCTCGCGCTGCGCCTGGCCGATCTCGCGGGCGTTCTCGAGGTCCTTCTCCGAGGGCTTGTGCGCCTTGGTCTTGCCGCACTTGCAGTGCCGCAGGCCGCAGGGCGGCACCTTCTCCGCCTTCCTCGGCTCAGGCTCTGTCTTCGCGATGAGCGCGCGCGCTTGGCACGACCGGCACGGCGCGATCCCGGACTCGCCCGGCTCCGGGAACTCGCCAGGTTGCTCGTAGCAGGGCTCATCCGCAATCTCCTTGACGAACTCGAACAGGTCCGGCGAAGTGGCGATGAGGCGGGCGTTCTGTTCGGCGTCGAGACCGTGGCATGCGATCCACGCGATGCCCTTTCCATCGTCGCCCTTGAGGCTCCCGGAGGTGATGCCGATCACCGGCAGGTCCTTGGGAGAGATTCTCCAGCCTTCTGCAATGCTCCACGGCCCCGGCGTGTGCTTCGACTTGGTCGTCATGATTTCCCTCCAGAACGCGGGGCTGGCTTCTTCTTGTCGCCCCAGCCCCACCACTCGGGCGGCATGTGCGGAAAGCCGAGCGCGCGCCCTAGCGCGAGCATGAAGTCGCCGATCGGGCGGCTCCGCCCTTTGAAGAGGTCGCGCATCTGCTGGGGTTCGAACTCGGGGTACTCGACGCAGAACTTCGCGATGGCGTCTTTGACCTCGCCGCCGTATCGCGCGATGATCGCGTCCTTGATGAAGTCGGCGCCCTTCAGAGCCATGGGAAAGTTCCCCCTCGGGCAGGGGCAAGTTCTCCCCTCGTCGCGGGGAAAACTTCCGGCTTGAAGGTGGTGTGAGGGAGGGCTAAAATGGAGGCGCCAGCTACTTGCGAAACCCTCCGCAGGATTTTTGCTTTCGCTGGCGCTTTGGTCTTGGCCGGCTCGCCGAGTAGCAGGCCAAGGCCGAATCGGTTTCTCGTCGGGGATGCCCAGGTGTGGGCCTGGCGGATCGCGGAGGGTTTCATAGGGTCCTGGCAATATATTGCCAGAAATCTGCCAGCATGTCAAGCCGACGTGCAGGCCGCGTGAGGCTCGCTCGAAGATGAAACCGTTCAGCCCCGTCGTGCCGGGGCGTGCCGCGAAGGCAGCGCGAGAGCTCCGCCACTTGAAGCAGTACGAGGTCGCCAACGCCCTCCGCGTGCACCCCAGCGTAGTGACGCGATTCGAGAAGCTCGACCGCATCCCGCCGCAGTACGTCCCGAAGCTGGACAAGCTATTCGGTGGAACAGGCTGGCGCGCTGATCCGAATGCTCCGCATCCGCGCCACAATCCGGCCGGGCTCGCGCAGCACTACCGCGACATCAAGGGCGGCGAGCAGTTGCTCGGCGAACCCGATCCGCGTATAGAAATCCTTGACGAAGGGTTGGCGGAGCTCCGCGAGAAGGTTGAAGCGCTGACCGAGGCCGTAGAGAAGTTGCTCGGGAAGCGGCTTCCACATGCGAAGGGGTAAGGAGATCGAATGGCCTCGAGGGCGGCTGGCCGACTGATCGCGGGAGTCATCGCGGCAACGCTGGCCGCGGCGCCGTGCTCCGCCGCCGGCAAGCTCGACCTCGACGTCTTCAAGGCCCAGCCCGATCCCACGATGGCTCTCGCGTACGGCATCTTCATGCCGGGCGGCGGGTGGTTCTACCAGGACGCGACAGGCACCGGGGCGTTCTACTTGGCGATCACGGCCGCGCTCGTCGTGGGCACGGCCAGCGCGGCTCGGAGCGGGGACGGGCTGCTCGCCGCGGCCGCGGGGAGCGGCCTACTCATCGTCCGGTTCGCCGATCTGACGGGCTCGGTCGCGAACGCGAAGCGGGATCAGTTGGACGAGATCCAGAGGCTCTCCCAGCCTCCTCCTGGGTACTGATCTTCCGGCGCGGTCAGGGGGTAGGGGGTACTTGTCTTATCTTACTCTCTTCTTATCTTATATGCCGCGCGAGGAACGTCGGCGCTGGCGGCGTTTCTTCTCCGAGGTCCGCGGGCTGAGGCACGTCAATCGCGCGCGCGACTATTAACTATTAATGTACCGCGGCCAGGACTCCCCCGTCCTCCAGGGCCCGCCGTGGCGCATGAAGGCCGCGAAGGCCCGCCAGTACTTCCCTGGATCGTGCCGCTCGAGCCGGATCACCAGATAGCAGAGGGCGAAGCCGGAGACGGCTTTCCTGTAGGCCGGGTGCATGGCGCCCCGCGGCCGCCTGGCCACCGCTAGGGCTTCCTCTCTCGAACGTCGCGGATCCGGCGGAAGGTCTGGCGGATGAGGTCCCAGGCCACCGTCCATCCGACCGGGAGCGGCTTCAGCCTCGGTCGGAAGGGCCTCGATGCGTCTCCCTTCCTCGCCCGCCAGCGGCGGAGCATCAGCCGATCAGGCGGCCCCGAGCCGGGAGGCGAGAAGCGCCTTCGCCGCGGCCACGGCGTGATCCACGCCCACCGGGCCCTCGTCCAGGACGTACTTCGCGGCGCGCTCCTCGAGCTTGTCGCCCTCGTCCTGCACGGCCTTGGCCCAGTCGTCCGTGAAGCCCTTCACGAACGGGACCTTGGCGCCCAGCCAGTTCAGGCCGCCGATGATCCGCTCCTGGGCCTTGTCGCCGAGACCGACGAGGGCGCCCGGGCCGCTCTTGGCGATCGCGGCCTTCGCATCGAGCGCGAGCGAGTCGAGCTCGTGGTTCAGGAGCATCAGGGCGGCGCGGCGCAGGAGCGCCTTCGCCCAGGCCTTGGGGTTCATCCAGTCCATGTCAGCCTCCGGTTATGGCTCGATGTCCGCCAGGAAGCGCCAGTGAACCTTCTTCTCCAGCGTCGTTCCGAGCGGCGTCACTTCGAACAGGCGCGGGGAGGGCCCCGGGCCGAGCTCGCGGACCTTGGCGTCGGCCGCCTGGCGCATCTCATAGATGCGCTGATCGGGGCCGGCGCTGCAGAGGAGCGGCTTCAACCGGTCGGGAAGCGCCTTGAGGGGCCAGGCGCAGGAGTAGCCGATCCAGACCACCTGCCAAAGGCTCACGCGCGCTCCTCCAGGGGGAGCGCGAAGTTCGGATGCCGGTACCAGCCGGCGAACCGCGGATGGGTCTCGATCCAGGTCCTCGGGATCCTGCGGACGGCCTTCGCCTTCACGCCCTCCGCGCCGATGGTGGACCCGGCGCCGTCGTAGAGTTCGACGTGCCCGACGCCGTGAGCGTTCGGGTCCAGGAACCCCAGGTCGCCGGCCTTGGGCTCGAGTACCCGCCGGCAGAAGGCGCGCTGGGCGCCGCTCCCATCCGGAAGGCGGACCCCGGCGCGGTCGTAGGCGTTCTCGGTGAGCTCGCTGCAGTCCCAGGTGTCGCAGGCCGGCCCCGCCGGATCGCACTCGGTGCCGAAGAGGTAGGGCTTGCCCAGCTGCTCTTCGCAGAAGGCGACGATGGCGACCCTCTTGCCAGCCTCTTCCGCGTCCCGATCGTACCCGGTGGCGCAGATCGGCACGGCCACGCCTGCAGACGCCTCGGCCGGCGCCCCCGCCGGCTGGGCCCAGAGGCCAGCCAGGAAGTCGAGAAGCTCGTCCCACCAGGATTTCGTCACCGCGTCTGGCCCTCTACCCGGCCGAGGCTCCCTTCGATGGCGTTCAAGCGCAGATGGAACGCTTCGGAACGCTGGCGTTCCTCCGTCCGGTGCTCCATCAGGTCCTTGGCCATCTGCTCCATGGCCGCGGTCTGGCGGGTGAGGACCTCGATCAGCCGGTCGCGGTCCTCGCGGTCGTGGGCCAGGTGGTTCTCCATCAGCGTCTTCACCTGGGCATTGGCGGCCGAGGCGCTCGCGATCGCTTGCTGGACCATCGCCTGCATCGCCGCCATTGGGGCACGCTCGGCCTGGGCCTCGGTGTCCACCTTGGCGAGCCGCCGCCGCGTCCAGACGCTCGAGATGCTGGCCACGATCGTGCCCAGGCCGAGGTACGGCAGCAGCGCCATCACTTGGGACATATCGGCCCCCTATTTCAGGTCGGATGGGCTGCTGCTTTGCGTCTGGGTCTGCATGACGACGACCGATTTCGTCTCGGTCACGACGCCATTGACGAGAGTGATGTTCCCGCCGCTTGCGAGCCGGCCCATGATCGTCTTCACCGTCGCCGTCGAGTTGATCGGGACGGCGGTCCACGCGCTCGGGACCGGAGGCGCAGACGGGGCATTGATGATCCCCTGCAGCGTGCCGTCCGAGTTCCTAAACAGCAGGTAGATCGCCAGCAACGATGAGACCGCCAGAGTCTTCTTCATGCGATTCTCCTTAGTAGCCTGCCGGCTCGGGGCAGGTGCAGTTTCCTGACGAATCCACGGCCGAGGTGCATTTCGACAGGACGTGATTCGTCGGCGAGAGGCAGAGCGCTCCGCCGGTCAGGATGTAGGTTCGGTCTCCTCGGGTGTCGATCGAGAACACCGTCCGAGTGTCCTGCACGCCAGAGTTGTTCCACTGCTGCTTGATATAGAAGACCGCGCCACCGTCTTCGCCGTGGTTCCCGGTTTCGTTGCCCGATCCCTCTTGCATGTAGAGGCCCATAAGAAGCAGGCCGGTCGGACCCATGAAGATCATGCCGTTGTTGCCAGCGTTGTTCAGACCCTGCATCGTGAGCACCGTGTAATCCGTATATGGAGAGCCGGTACCAAGAGATAGCGAAGCTGCTTTTGACCCGCGTTCGTACGCGAAATAGCTCGGGTCGTGTGTCAGCGAGGAGCCGTTCGAGAAGATCACAGACTTGTTCGTGAGCGACGTCGTTCCGGTTCCACCGTGATCCATCGGCAGGGTTGTCGCGACGTTTGAGGAGGTCGCGAGGTCTAGAGGATATGAGACCCCAGCCGTTACGGTATTGCTCGAGGCGAACGTGATCCTTCCGTCCGCGCGCAGGTTAAAGGTCGGGATAACGGTCGCACTGCCGTAGGTGCCTGCCGTCGTGATCGCGGCGAGAGATGATGCGATCACGCCGCTGGGCAGGCTGCCGGCGCTCAGATTCGCGGCAGTGATACTCGTCAGGGCCGATCCGTTCACGGCCCCGAAAGTACCTCCGGAAATCGACGACCCAGACATGGTTCCGCCGATCGCCAGGTTGCCCGTTGAGGTCAATTCCATGGCCTTGAATCCGGCGGATGACACCTGAAGAGCGACGGAGTCGCCTGAGACGGCATAGATCTCAGCAGCCGCCAAGCTCGGGTTCGTCGATCCGCCCAAGCTGGTTCGCTTGTTGAGATGGATCAGGCCCGTCGAGCCCGTGACGAATGAGACCGTCCTCGTCGATGAGCCGGAGCTGAATGAAAACCCGGCCGAGTTATACGAGAGGGACGCGCTGATGCCGCCATTCCCGAAGATGAAGTTAGCGTACGAGGCCGTGTGGAACTGGCTCGTGTCCGCGGGGTTGATCAGCTTCAGGCGGGCCAGGTTGTCGCTCTCGTCCCAGGTGAAGCCGCCGAGGTAATAGCCACCGCTGCTGTAGAGCACGAGTGGGTTCCCCGTGGCGCTGGCGACCCTGTCCAGCCGCAGGACGTCGGTCCCGGCCGCGATCTGCTTCACGTTCAAATAGGTGGCCGGGGACGTCGTGCCGATGCCCATCTTTCCGTCCAATACCGAACCCGTGATGGATACCACCGCCGCGCCGTCGCCGTTGAAGAAGTTCGTCTGACCACCGTTGGGCTGGAAGCGGAGGTCCACGCCTCCGTTCCCGGTGCCGAGGAAGTTCGCGGCCGAGATGATGCTGCTCCCGCCGCTGGCCGCGAGGTTCCCAGACAGTCTGACGTTCCCCACCACGTCGAGCGCATAGCTCCCGGAGGGGCTAGACGAGCCGATGCCGACCGATGTGCCGTTCGTATAGATTAGGGAGTCCGCCTGGAACCTACCCTGAACCGTGACCGATCCAGTCACGACCTGGGTGCTCGACAGGATGTAGCCGTTCAAGGTGTTCGATGCGACCGAGAGGACGAGAGGGTAGGAGGTGGGGGTCCCGCAGGTGAGTGTTCCGCCGACGGTCGTCACGAAGGATCCCGGGGAACACCCGGACGGAAAGCCCGTCAAGCTCGACCACGGCAGATTGGTCAGGCTCGCTCCGGAGCCGGAGAAGAGGGTCGCCTGGACTGTGGCGTCGAACACGGCGGGCGAGGCGTGGAAGTCCATTTCGCCGAGGACCCCGATGCCCCCGCTGACGGTCGTCCAGTTCGAGACGTGGCCGATGCTGGAGGCGTAGTAGAGGCCCACGCCGGCCGTCTCGCCGTTGAACGGGGCGCCGCCGGTGAAGAGCGCGATGTCCGTGAACTTGTTCCGGCCGGAGAACGTCTGGGTCGAGGCCAGGTGGGCCGTCGCGGAGTCGAGCGCGACGTAGGACGACAGGGAGTCGAGGTCGTCGTTGATGCATCGCATGGCGTCGGAGAGCGGCGTGATGCCGATCCGCGGCTTCTTCAAGATGAGGGACCCCGTCGTGTTCGAACACCCGGTATCGGCCTGCGCCGGGAGCATGGCCGCCAGCAGGAGCAGGAGCTTAATCATCGAGAACTTCCTCCACATAGAGAATCCCCTGGCCGAGTTGGTCCACGTCCGGGGTCCAACCCAGGACCGTGCAAAGCTGTCCGCTCACGAAGACCGGCGAGTCGGGCGCGCCCCAGACCGCCATCCTCCGGCGCGGCTCGCTGTCCATGAGCTTGTCGCCGAAGACGGGGGATGCCGCGTACCGATCTCGGAGGAACGTCACGTTCACGCGGTCTAGGAGCTCGAGCCACGGAACGAGCCAGCATCGGAAGCGCCAGCGCCTGGCCCGCCGGTAGCCGGCGTAGTAGATCGCGGCCGCTCGGGCCTCGCCCAGGCTGACGTCGTTCGCGTATAAGACGTCGTCCAGGGTTTCATTGCCCGCGATGCGCCCGAAGCGCTGCTCGCTCGTCGGCTCCGCTTCGCCAGCGTCGGCGCCATCGAACTCCGCCACGTAGCCGTTGTAGCGGACGCGGCCCACGTTCTTGATGCGGTCGTCGCCCGGGTCGAACTCCAAGAGCTCAATCAGGCAGTTCTCCTGGGTGAGGTCGGCGGCCGCGGCCTCCGGTGCCGTCTTGGATCGCAGGAAGAAGGTGCCGTCGGCCTTGAAGCCCATCGCGTACCCCGTGGGCGCGACGTAGCGCTCGAGCGCCGCCCACCCGTCCAGGCCCGAGAGGTTCGCCACGGTGATGAAGAGGTCCTGCGTGCTGTAGTTCGCCTGGAGCAGGCGCAGTATGGTCGGCTCGTCTGGGCTCGACGGCGCCTTCGGGGTCATGGTCGCCTGGACCTTGAGGAACCGCTTCGCGGTCGAGAGCATCTGGCGCGTGACAGCTTCCACCTCCACCAGGGCGTCGAAGGTCCCGGGGTTCCCGGGGCTCATCGGATCCTCGTCCGCGCCGGCGGTCTTGAACGTCGTCGCGCCGCCGTTCAACTCCTGCAGGCGATCCAGGGCCAGGAGCGAGGGCGGAGCCTCGAGGAGGTCGAAGATGCCCTCCCAGACCGAGTCCGAGATGTCGGGCGTCTCGTCGCCGATCAGGAGCGGACTCCAGAAGAGGTCGTCGAAGTAGACGTCCGCGGCGACGCCGGTCTCCCATCCGAAATAGGCCGCCGTGGAATAGGTCGGGTCATCGACCGTACCGATCGAGACGCCGTTCTTGAACACCTCGAATGAACCGTTCTCGTCCCGCGTCACGGACCACCGATTGTCTCCGGAGGTCGCGACTGCCACGGTCAGGATGGTCGTCCTGTTCGCCCCGATCGCCCAGTTCCCGTTGTGCCGGTAAAGGGTCACCGTGTCCGGCGTCGGGCTCGAGCCGCGCGAGACGGCAAGGATATAGCCCTGGCCGGTGGGGTTTCCGAATCCGTCCGTTGCGTTGCTGCTCTCGAGGAAGAAGCAGACCACGGTCAGGCCGGCCGCCGTGATCTCGCACTTGAAGCTCCAGGTGCCGGTGTTCTTAGTGAACGGGAACATCGCCAGCGGGCCGCCGCTTCCTCCGGCCCCGGCCGCGGACTTCAGCCGCCCCCCGCTCACGCTCCACCGCCCGGCGAGGTTGATGAACTGCCAGGCCTGGTACACCGACGTCGTGAAGGGGTCCAGCAGCCGCCATCGGTTCATGATCGAACCGGGCTCGGTCGTGGTGTCGAGGAGCGTCTGCGTGGTGCCAGCCTCCCACTCCACCTGGCTGTCCACGCGCTTGTAGGCCGAGAGCGGGATGGGGTACGAGACGGGCGAGATCGAGCGCTCCACGATGCCGGCCTCGTCCAGGACCGCCTCGACGAAGTCCTCGACCTTGATGTCCTGCTTCCACAGTCGCCCGGACCACTTGGCCGTCTGGCCGACCTCCGGAGGCTGGGTCGTGGAGATGGTGGCAGGAATGTCCTCGCCGACGTCCCTCGAGGTGTACTGCAGGAGGGCGTCATCGCGGCCCTGCGGGACGCTGTCGCCGTTCACCTGGAAGTCCTCGATCGCCGCGACTCCCTTCGAGGTCGTCGCGAAGTCCATGTTCGAATCGTCGCCGGTCGGCGGCACGCAGTCCTCCAGCGTGACCGCGTCGAAGATGTTCTCCGCGTCGGACCTTTCCAGCAGGAGCGCCCGACTGGCGACGACGAGCGTCGCCGTGAGGTCGTTCGAGTTCATCGCCGGGGCCTTCCGGAGCACCCCCGTGAAGATCGTCGCGGGCTCCTCGCTCCCGTCCGCGAGCTCGAGCGTCACATCCACCGCGACCTCGCTGCTGACGGGCTCGTATCCGGCGGCCGCGGTATCGTCGATCGCGAAGAACGAAGGGCTGCCGGTGCTGACCATCCATTCACCGTTCGGCGAGGCCACCTCGATGGTGAACTCCGAGATCAGGAAGATGGATTGGAACTCGGAGTCTACGGCCTGGATGATGGGTGAGACCCGCTTGACGTCGGCCGGGCGGAGCGTCGTGAACTCATCCTCGAGGACGAAGTCCGAACCATTCCAGTAGCGCCTGCGGATCCGGACGTCTCGGCGGTAGGACTTCCAGGTCTTCGAGGCCCACGCCGCCTTGAAGGCGTCGGAGACTTCGATCACGCGCCGCCCATATCGCGAAGGGTGAAGTCCAGGGCCAGGCCGGCCCCCCGGTTCAGGCTGAGGTACCGGCGCGACCAGGAGGACGCGACTACCTCGACGCGGGCGATGATGTTCGGACGCTCGGCCGGGAACGGGATGAAGAGGAACGGCTCGCCGGCATGCAGGAGCTTGTCCTCGAACTCGTCCACCTCGTCGTCCGTCAGACCACGGAAGCCGATCTCGTAATCGGTGAGGATGTAGGAGGCGTCGGCGTTGTAGACGTAGGCCCGCCGCGGCGTTCCGTCGCCCATCCGGTCCTCGATGACGCCGCTGTTCGCGATGGGGTCGAACGATGCCAGGCCGACCCTCGGCTGGAGAAGCTCGCTCCCAAGGATCAGTGTTCCGATTTGCTTCGCCTCGCCTGAGTCCTGGGTCTCCGAGGCCGTGAGCCGGACTTTGTCCGCCGCGATGGGGCTGCTGAGCGCGATGATCGTGTCCGCTTCCGTCAGCGCGGACTCGCTCGCCATCTCGGTGAAGGTCGAGCCGTTGTCCTCGGAGCCGTCCACCGTCAGGTCGGCCAGGTTGTGGTTCTGGATGGCGATCAGGTCGATCTCCCTTGCCAGGCGTCCGCCCTCGTCATAGATGCCGGCCAGGATGGAGATTCCCTCGGCCTCCGAACCCGCGAAGGTGATGTAGCTTCGGCGGCTCATGTCGTAGAGGCGGTGCCTGAGCGAGGTGGCGTGGGAGAGGATGAGGTCGTCCGCGTCATCGGCGAAGCGGGTCAGGAAGGTCCCGTTCGCGAAAATGGGAGGGGCCTTCGCCTGGAGGTTCAGAACGCCCTCCGCTTGCGCTGCTCCGAGCGGGTCGCCACGGCCGCGGCCAGGTCCAGCCCTTCGGGCGCGCCGTCGCGCACCTGGCGCAGGATCATGCGGGCGATCCGGCGGGCGTGGGTCTCGTCGCCGAAGTCCATCCCGCTGAAGCTGTTCACGAAGGACATGGAGGAGCCCTGCCGTCCGCCGCCCGATGCCGTGGTGCTGATGGGCGTCACCGTCACGCCGCTCCGGCCGCCGCTGATGAACTCGGGGCCGCGCTCTCCGACCAAGCCGAAGTCGCCGGGGCTGATGAAGCCGCCGGTCGCGAAGCCGCCCAGGAAGGATCCGGCGAAGGGGCCTCCGAAGACCGGGGCCAGCGCCCGGAATGCGATCATCTTCGCGATCATCATCGTGATGCCGGCGACCACGTTCTCGACGAAGTGCGCGAAGCTGATCTCTCCCCTCACGAGCTGGCCCGTCATGCTTCCGAGGCTCGACATCGTCTCGTCCCGGAGGCGCCGCATCCCGGACATAGTCTCGTCCACCGAGGCCCCGATGCCGTTCATGGCCTTCTTCATGTCGGCGGCCATCGCTTCCGCCGACTGGCCGACGGCGGTGGCGATCCGCTGCCAGAGGCTGGGCACCGTCTCCGCGACCTTGGCGGTCTCGCGCCCCATGTTCTGGATGCCCCGGGCAGCGGCCTCCGTCTGAACGTTCATCTCCGGCACGGCCACCTTGAGCGACTGCAGGAGCTTCGTCGCCATCTCGGCCATCGAGCGGACGGCCGCGTCGGCGCTGTCGCCGAAGTCCTTCTTGAGGTTCGCCGCGAAGTCCTTCACCTCGCCTCCGGCGAAGTCGAGGGCGGGGACGACGAGGGCTCCGACCGTGACTCCGAACTTGCGCAGGAGGTCGCCGAGGCGCTCGAGCGACCACTTGATGATGGCGAAGACCTTGATCTGGAACACCTCGCGGCAGGAGTCCGCGATGGCCTCCCAGATGATCTGCAGGCCTTCCGCCATCGCGCGCCAGCGGTTGTAGACGAAGATCGCGGCGGCGGCGAAGACCGCGGTCACGGCCACGGCCTGCAGGACCGGGAGCGTCAGGCCGAAGATGAGGGCCGTCATCGCCCGCAGGATGGCGAACCCGCCGGAAAGCGCCTTGAAGAAGGCCGACATTCCGAGCGCAGCCGGCCCCGCGGCCGCCCCGACCACCGCCAGGACGAGGACCAGGTTCCGCATGTCGCTGTCCATGCCGGTCAGCCAGGTCTGAATGCCCTTGAGCGAGGACCCGAGGGCGTCCAAGGCCGGCACGGCGAGGTTCCGGAGCGTGCCCCAGAGCTCGATGCCGATCGCCTGGATCTCGGCGAGGGCCCGCTGGAACTTGAAGGCGGCATCCTTCTGGATGGTGGAGAATGCCCTGTCCAGGTCGCCCACCCCGGTGCTCGCGAGCGTCTGGAAGACCGCCCGGGCCTTGTTGGCGTCCTGGCCGAGCAACGAGATCGTGCCTCCGAGGGCCTTCATGCCCGGAAAGACCTGCGCGATGGCCGCCTCGTCCCCCTTGAAGGCTCCCTCGAGCGTCTGGAGGGCGCTCAGGAGGCCCTTGTCCGCGATCTGCCGGCGGAGTCCGTCGGCGCTGAGTCCCATCTCCCGGAGGGCGCGCTGGGCGTCCGCCGAGGGCCGCAGGATGACGGAAAGGACGCGCTGGAGGGTTGAGGCCGCCTCCCCCGCCTCCAGGCCGGCGTTCGTCATCACGGCGATGGAGGCCGCCACCTCGTTGAACCGGACCCCCAACTGGGCGGCGACCGGACCGACCTTGTTGAACGCCGGCTGGAGCTCCTCCAGCGACCCGCGACCCTCCCGGGCGGCCGCGATGAGGATAGAGGTCGCCTGGGCCGCCGAGAGATGCTCCCGCGCGTAGGCGTTGAGCGCCACCGTGACGGTATCGGCGATCCGGGAGGTCTCCCCCAGGCCCGCGGCGGCCGCTTTCGCGGAGGCTCGGAGGATGTCCACCGCCTGGGCGCCCTTGAAGCCGGCGTCCACGATCTTGTCCATGGCGGCCGCGAGCTCCTTGGGCGCCCTGGCGGTAGGTCCTGCCATCTCGAGGATGGCCTTGCTGAAGCCGGCGACTTCCCCGCTGCTCGCCCCGAGGAGCCCCTCGATCTTGTGCATCTGGCTCTCGAAGTCCGAGCCGAGCTTGGCCACCGCGGCGGCGGCGCCGAGGACGGGCAGGGTGATGGTCTTCGACAGGGCGGAGCCGATCGTGTTGAACTGCTTGGCGGTCTTGTCCAGCGATCGCTCAGCGGCTCGGAGGCCGCTGTCGAACGCCTTCAGATCGACGGCCAGATTTAGACGGAGGGTCCCGACGTTTACCGCCACGTGGTTCCTCCGAGGCCGCCTTGAACCGCTCCTTCACGTCTTCCCACGATGGGTCTTCTCCCTTATCGAATCGCGGGAGGAGGTCCGCCGCCTTGATCTCCTTCCCTCCTTGCCCCGGTTCGCGTTCGCGACGACCGCCGTCAGCTGCGCGAGCATCAGGTGCATCACCCGCTCGCCGAACGGCTCGATGCGTCCGAAGGCTTCCCACTCCGCCAACTCCCGGGAGGTGATCCTGCCCAGGAGTTCCCCGACCGTCGTGCCCAGCGCGAGCGCCAGGCGGAACCGCGTTAGGCGGCCGGGGTTTCCTCTAAATCCTCTTCGATGCGCTCGATCTCCTTCTCGCCGATGCCCGAGAGCTCCTGGGCGGCGCGGAAGACGCGATCGAGAGCCGCCGAGGACTTCGCGGCCAGGTCATCGACCTCTTTGTCGGAGAACAGGCGCTTGCCGTCCTCTCCGATCATCGAGGCGGCGACGAGCTTCGCGCGGAGCCGGCGCGGGTTGACCGTCAACTCCTTCCCCGTCCGGACCATCACGCTGGCTTCGAACTCGTCGCGCTCCTTGCCGGTCAACGCCCGGATGGTGACGATCCCGCCCCACTCGGGGACGTGGATGTCGCGCTTTTCCAGGTCGTCGGCCTGCAGGATGTCCGTCTTGCTGAGGCGCTTCGGATCGCCCATCTCAGGCCCAGGTGACCGAGCCGCTGACCTTGAGCGAGACGTTCGCCGTCAGGGCGCCGTCGTGCGGCGCGGAGGGCGCGCACTCCGTCACGAGCGCCGTGAAGGTCGCGGTGGACCCGTCCGGGAACTCGATCTGGTAGCGCCCGGTGCCGCCGACCGTCAGGTCCGCGATGAGGCCGGAGTTGGCGTCGTGGGTGCCGTCGCCCGGGTCGAACAGGAGCACCAGGGAGACTTCCCCGCTGTCCACGAGGCCGGCGCCGTACTCGCGGGCCGCGGAGCCGTGGTGGGACAGGTCCACCGCCTCCTGCTTCATGCCGGGGCCCTCGATGGAGCGGACCTGCGCGACGTCGGAGAACGTCTCGGGGCTCGCATTGTTGCTGCGCTTGAACTTCGATCCCTTCGCTGCGTACATCGTCATCGTATGCCTCCTGGTTGTGGGCTCATGACAGCGGCCCCTCGATCGTGAAGCGCGCCTCGACGACGCGCTGGTACATCTTGGTCTCTTCGAAGAAGAAGCTCGGCCCGAGGTTCGCCCGCAGGGCGCGGATCGTCACGCTGCCGGCGCTTCCCTGGAAGCCATGGAGCGCCAGCACGACGCGCTGGGCCAGTTCCTTGGCCTTCGCCGCGTCCTTCGCGTAGCAGTCGATCTGGAACAGGTGCTCGGCCAGGCCGGCGGCTCCCGCGAGGGTCTGATCCTGATCGGCGTAGATCAACTGAAAAACGATGTATGGCGCCGCGACGCCATCGGGCGCCCGGTCCGGGTGGATCCGCGTGCTGACGATGCTCGAGACGCCGGTTGCGGCCGTCAGCTTCGCATGGAGCGCGTCGTCTACGGTCTTAGGCGCTGGCACGGGCCGTCCTCGCGATCTCCTCTGAAAGCGTCTCGACCACGGACGCCTCGACCTCGCCCTTCTTCGACTCGAAGGCGGGCCGCATGAACGGCCGCGGCGGTATCCGCTTTCCCGTCCGGTTGTGCAGGAAGCCGTACTCGGTGAAGACGGCGCGACCGTCCGGAATGCCCTTGAGCGGGCCCGATCTGGCGATGACCACCTTGCGGGTGGAGGTGACCTTCTCCGAGATGTTCGCCTTCAGCAGGCCCGTCCGGACCGGGGCCCGCCGCCGAATCTCATCCGAGAAGATGGGCGCGGCTTTCTTCACGGCCGCTACGGCCATCGCCGGCGCGCGGTCGCCGAGCTTCCGGAGCGCCTGCAGGACCTCGGCCCGCCCCTCGAGCTTGAAGCTAGGCACCGCCCCCCACCGGAAACTCCTTCAGCATCAGGTGAAGCTGCTCGCGACCGTCGTCCGGGTTCATCACCGCGACCACTCGGAACTTCCTCTCCACCGGTGGGCTCGTGGCGGTGTCCTGCAGGCGGACGCGCCAGTCGTTCTTGACGTCTGTCCGGAATCGGATGCGCGCCCGGTGCGTGACCTCGTCCGACATCTTCCCGGAGGTGTACGCTTCGCGCCCGCCGGTCGCCCGGAGCTCGCCCCAAACCGTATCGACCGTCGTCCAGCCCTCCACGACCGCGCCGGCGGCTCCCGCTGAATTATTCGGGCGCTCCAAGATGAGGCGGCGGTTCAGTCGGCCGGCTTCGATCATCAGAGGACCGTCCCCCAGGTGCGGTAGGGCGCGATCAGCGCCCGGATGCCGAACGGGATCTGATTGAAGCTGGCCTCCGCCGAGGCCTCGCGCTTCGCGTACCACTCCGCGACGAGCAGCTTGACCGCGTGGATCAATTCCGCCGGCACCGATGTCCCCGCGGTGCCGTAGCCCACCTCGAACGCGACCTTCACGCCGTTGGCGACCCGCAGACCGTCCGCCGGGCACGGCCATGACGCGCCGGCCTTCAGCAGGACCCGGGCGCGCTGGGACTTCACGTCCACGAAGTAGTTCGTGGCGCTGAAGGACGCCTCGGTGTTCGCCGCGTCGAAGGTGGATACCCCCGTCACGGCCGAGACCGGGCCGATCGGGAGCACGATTTCGCCGCAGGCCGGGAAAGCGTGCAGCCAGTAGGCCCACGTCTGTTTGATGAGGCGCTTTCCGGTCAGGCGCTCTACGAGTCTGCGCGCGGCCTTCTCGAGACCGGCGATGTAGGCGTCCTCGGTCGAGCCGTCCACCTTCATGTGCGCCTTGAGGTCGGCCGTCGAAACCGGCTCGGCCGCGCCGTCCGTCACGAGTTCGAGCTCACCTTCCACAGCGGGCCTCCTGCCTCTCGAGAACGCCGGCCAGGGCCGCGACGACCATCGGCACGCTGATCTCGGCCATCGCCGCCGCGCAGTGGCCGCACGGCGCGTACCGGCCGCACGGCGACTCCGGGCCGGTTTGGTAAAGGTTCACCTGGAACGGGTAGCCGGTGTTGAGCGGCGACGTGAAGCCGCCGAACAGGACCACCGCCGGCCGCCGGAAGACCGCCGCGGCGTGGTGGAGGCCGCCTTCCGGTCCGATGTAGGCCGCCGCGCGAGCCATGACGGCACACGCATCCCGGAAGCTGGGCGTCTCGATCAGCCCGGACGTCCCGCGGAGCACCGGGGTCCCGGCCGGCCCGACCTGCACGAAGCAGACGCCTGGCATCGCGTCCACGAGCGCCTGGTAGCGCTCCAAGCCCCAGCCCTTGTTGGGGCTCGACGTCCGGCCGAAGTGGGGCTCGATGATCACGAACCGGTCAAGGCCGGCGGCCAGCCGGGCCGCGTTGGCGGCTTCCGACACGCTGAGCGGCATCGTGCCGAGATGGTCAGCCGCGCGCCAGGCCGTGAACGTCGCCTGCGGCTGTCCGCCCCAGGTCCGCCAGTCTCGGAGGTAGGGCCTCGCACCCGGCCCGTTGACGAGTCGGACGATCTGGGACGAACCGGCCTCGGCCCGGCCGGCGATCCCGGGGTGTCCGCGCCACAGGTCCGACCATCGGGGCGCGCCATCCTGCCCAACGATGACTACGCGTCGGCCGGTAGCCCTCCAGAGGGTCTCGGCCTGGCCCATCGCCATCAGCTCGTCACCGCATCCCATTCTCAGCCCCAACTCATGACGAAGTCGCCCTGGATCCCGGCGCGGACCTTCGCGCCCAGGCCCTTCAGGAAGTCCACCGCCGCCCCCGGCTTGACGCCGTAGCGCTTCTGCATCCCAGTCTCGGGCTTTTGCTCGACGATGATGCAGGGACGGCACCGGCGGAGCGTCTCGACGGCGCCCTGCAGGACGAAGAGCTCGTAGCCCTCGCAGTCGATCTTGATGAAGTCCACGTCCTCCAGACCGAAGCTGTCGATCGTGCGGAGGTCCGCATCTTCCCGGATCGCTTCGGCCGGGCGGGTGCGCTTGCTCCCTTGCTCGGCCTCCGGGTCCACGCCGGTGTCGCCGGAGGAGTCCGGCGACCACCTCGCGAGTTGCACCTTTCCGGGCGCGGCTCCAAGCGCGAACGGATAAAGCGTCACGCGCCCGACGCCGGGGACGACGTTCCGCTCGAAGCAGGCCCGGTGCTCGGACATGGGCTCGAAGGCGTGAACGAATCCGAACATCCGCACGAGCTGCATGCTCCAGAGCCCGACGTGGGCGCCCACATCGACCGCGACACGGCGTTTTCGGACGTGCGCCATGGCGGCGTCGAGCTTGTGCGCCTGGTAAGTCAGGCGTCCCAGGTCGTCGCGGCGGTCCACCTTGCTCATCCACTCCTGCAGGTGGAGTTCACCGTTCGGAAAATGAATCCCGTTCCACACGATCATGCCGGCACGGCCTCCGGATCGCCGATCTGGCTCCAGCACAGGCCGTCCGCGATCTCGCGGAGCGTCCATTGGTTGGCGGCGAGAACCGCCGCCCACCTCTCCCGGCCTTCCGGCATGGATGGCGCTTCGATCTTGGCGAGGTCCGATGAACCCATGGCGAGGGCGGCGCAGTTCCCCAGAGCGAAGATGGGGATGCCGGCGAGCACGGCCTCGACCGCTGCGTTCGACATGAACGTGACCATCGCCCAGCAATCCCGAAGGTCCTGCTCGAGCGTCCGGCCCTTCGTCGCGCTCAGCCGGTCTCGGAAGCGGACGGGCCGGTCCGTGTGCTTCCGGATGGCGATCATGACGTCCATCTCCCAGGCCTTGGCGTCGAGCCCCATCAGGTCCGCGAACACGGCGTCCGGCGGGCACACCAGGATGTGGGATCCGGTCGTGCGCCAGGGCCGCACTTCCAGCCGAAGGGCCCGCGCTCTCGCATGGTCGGCGGGCCCGCTCACGCCGTCGTGCTGGAAGCGGTTGCGGGTGACGCGGAAGTAGCCCGTCTCGAGGCCGAATCGGTCGCTCCGGTGGAAGTAGCCGTGATCGCCGTAGTACCAGTCCCGACCCTCTCGCCTGGCCTGCTCGAGCATAGGCCAGAGCTTGACGCTCCCGAAAAGCGCGAGCGCGCCTTCGCCCAGAACGGCGTTGTCCACGACCCGTCCGCCGCATCCCCAAGCGAAGGCCGCGCAAAAGCGCGGCGATGACTTCTCCGTCGGGACCGAGTAGCTGATGGGAATCACGCGAGGGCCTCCGCGAGCCCGCGCATCGGGAAGCAGTCCAGGGCCGACTCGGGCGTCGCGTTCAGGACCTCGATGCCGCGGTCGGCCAGGTGCCGGGCTATGGCCGGGAAGCTCCGGAGGAACAGCCCGAACGCCGGGCGAACACGATCCGGGTGCTCCCCGAAGAAGTGATTCCGTCCATCCGCCGCGGGCTTCATGTCGAAGCCGAGCAGCACGATCTTCCGCGCCCCGAGATGCGCGGCCACCTGCAGGGCCTGGTACCCGCTGTTCGAGCCCGTGCAGAGCCCGTCCGGGTGTGGCCAGAAGCCGGCCTCGTCGTGGCGCTCGAGGCACAGCAGGCCCGGGACCTCGTCCCGGAGGCGGTAGTTCTCGAGGGTCACCTTCATCCCGGCGAAGCCGCGCACGAGCTTCTCGTGCCAGCGGTACCAGCGTTCGTCGCAAAAGTAGAGCAGGTCCGCCCACGGGGCCAGACGCGCCGCGTCATTGATGGCGATGACTCGGGCCTTCCCCATGCAGTGTTCGACCTGCAAAGCCGTGAGGCTGGGGCCGCCGCCCAAGATGGCGACGGCGGCCCCAGCCCACTCAGCCTGCAGGCGATCAGGCGCCTGCGTCATGCTCTCAGGCCAGCGGCGCGACGTCCGGGCATCCCCGGACGACGGAGGCGGCCGCCACGCACCCGGTGCCGGGCGCCGGCGAGCTCCCCTCGGAGAGGACCGCGCGGATGTACCGCTTGTTCCCCTTGTAGCCGACCCGCTGATGGACGTTGTCCTCGGTGTTGCTGTCCACCACCGACAGGGAGCCTTCCAGGTCCCCCGCGGAGACGGCCGCGAAGCCCGAGTTCTCGCTGTCCGACTCCTCGACGGACGGCGTGAAGCTGCCGTTCGTGAAGAGGCCGAAGTCGAACACGACCATCGCCGCGCCATAGCCGGCGAGGTCCACCGCGGCGCCGTTCTCGCTGGCGGTCCTCGCCTTCGGCGCGAGGGACTGGACGGTGTCCAGGTTGTTCTTGAGGTCTCTCTTGATCACGCGTTTTCTCCTTTTCCTCGTGCGTTCAGGCTCGGATTACGAGTTCGTCGCGCACTTCGCCAGCTTGATGGCTTCGGTGTTCAGCACCGCGCCGCCGACCCTCTTCGAGAAGAGGATCTCCACCTGACCGGTGGTCTTCTTCGAGTACTCGTCGCGGATGAGCGAGATGCCCGCCCGGTCCACGATCGTGTACGCCTCCTTCCAGTCCGCCAGCGCGACCGGCAGCTTGTTCGCGCCGAGCGCGTCCATGGCGTCCATCAGGACGACCGGCAGGCCCATGATCTCGAAGCCGGGGCGACCGGCGCCGGCCGAGACCTGCACCAGCTGGTACTGCCCGTTCTCGTCCTTGAGCTTGCGCGCGGCCGTCAAGGTCGTGCGCTTCATCGCCCAGGCGTTGGGCGCGTACCCCTGCTTCAGGGCCCCCAGGAGGTCGATGAAGACGTCCGGGCCGTCCGGGTCGGCCGCGAAGGACGAAGCCGCGCCCGTGTTCACGCGCTCGATCTTCTTCCAGTCGGACGCGGTCGGGGTGCCGGCGGCGTAGGTCGTGAAGCCCTTCGGCTTCGCCACCCCGTCGCCGGTCACGAAGGCCACGTTCTCCGCGCGGCCGAGGGCGTCGCCGACCTTCTGGCCGATCCAGGCCTCGACGTCGAAGTCCGCGTCCGCGAGCAGGTTCTTCGACACCAGGGGCATCGAGTAGTGCTCGTGGACGGGGATCTCCGCCTCGCCGACCTTGGCGGTGTTGGAGTTGGCGCGCGTGCCGGTCTCCCCCACCCAGCCGCCGTGGGCGAACTCGTCGAGGTCGAGCGGGAACTGCACCCGATCCCGGGAGGTCGTGATGATGCTCGCGAGGCCGCGCAGGGGCGAGGTCTCGAAGACCTGCTTGATGATGCGCGCCTGCATGTCGGCGGGCACGAAGTAGCCGCCGTCCGGGTCGGAGCCCACGGAGAGCGCCGCCATGAACTCGGGGGCCATCTCGGCCGCCTTGCCGCGCCGCAGATAGGCGCTGAAGGCCACCTTGTAGGCCTTGTAGCCCTCCACGTCGAGCGGGCGCCGGGAGCCGATGTGGCCGCGGGCCGCGAGGTCCATCCGCATGTTGCGGTTGAACGCCTCGCACTCCGCCTTGATCGGGTCCTCTTTTCCGCCGGCGCCGAAGAGCTCGCCGCGGTTGATCTTGGCCTCGATGTCGTCCCAGCGCTTCTGGCCGGCCGCGACGGCGTCGCCGACGGCCTTCTCGAGCTTGTCGCACTTCTCCTGGGTCTCCGCGCTCACGCGGCCCAGCGCCTTGCGCTCCTCGGCGGCCTTCTCGAGCTCCTTGGTCAGGTTCTCGTTCAGGGTCTTCGCCGCCGCGAGCAGCTTCTTCAGTTCCTCGTCCATTTGATGAGCCCTCCTTGGGCTTACGGCTGCGGACAGGAGGCGATGAAATCGCGCGCCGCGGCCATCGCGTCGGCGTCCATCTCCCCCGAGGTCTCGGCCCGTTCCCCGTCCCGGGGATCGCTGGCCTTGTAGCCGGCGGCGGCGATCCGCTTCGCCTCCGCGGCCGAGCACCTGCCTTCATCCCGAAGGAAGGCCTCGAATTCTCTCACCGTCGTGAACGCCCGGACCCCGATGGATCCGCCCTTCTGGGAGCGCAGAAGCCGCGACACGGCCTGACCCATCGTCCCGATGTAGTCGGCCATCCCGGCGGCGACCGCGTCCTTGGCGAGGAGCACCCGCCCCTCGCCGAAATTCGCCTTCACGTCGGCCACGCTCCGCTTGCGGCCGCGGGCGACGTCGGCCACGAAGCTCTCATAGATCGCGTTCACCTTCTGCTGCATGTCGGCGCGGGCCGTTTCCGAGAGGGGCTCGAAGGGGTTCCCGTCCACCTTGAACTTCCCGGCATGCACGAAGGTCACCTTTTCGCCGTAGCGCTCGAGGGCCTTCGACATGTCCCAGTGGGCGATGAAGACTCCGATGCTCCCGGCCATGCCGGACCCCAGGACCAGTATCTCGGAGGCCTGGGACGCCAGGTGGTAGGCGGCGGAGGCCGCCATTCCGGTCACCACCGCGACGACCGGCTTCTGCTGGGCCGCCTCGTGGATCGCCTGGGCCGCCTCGGAGACGCCCGTCACCACGCCGCCGGGCGAGTCCACGTCCAGGATGATGGCCTCGATGGACGGGTCGTTCGCCGCGGCCTGGACCTCGCGCCGCAGAACGTCGGCCGTCACGAGCCCGTAGTAGGCCGTCATGTCGTTCGCCTTCGGGAAGATGGTTCCCTGGATCGGGATGATGGCGATCTTGTCCACCCGCACGGCCGTGCCCGGCAGGGCCATCATCGACTTGGCGCTCGCGCCGACGTCGTTCCGCTCGGCGGCTTTCGCCTTCATCTCCTGGAAGGCCTCAGCGAGCATCGCCCACGGTTCGTGAGCGTGGGCGGCCAGGAGTTCTAGGAATCGGTTCATGGGTGCACTCCGCGCTTGTGCCCGTTCTTCGGGACGAACACGCGGAAGGCGGTCGCGAGGGCGCTCACCTTCGACGGATCGTCCGCGGGCTGGGTATCCGGCTGATCGCCGGCCTTCACCATATTCGTCGGCTCGAGGTACCTGTCGCCCTCGGGCCCGATGCCGTTCATGTCCTCCAGGGCCCGGATGTCGTTCGCCGAGAGGAAGCCCCACTGGCGGCCGACCGCATAGGCCGCGTAGCGGTCCTTCGTGTTCCCCCGGAGGAGACCGTCGAGAGAGAAGCGGAAGAAGTACTTCGGGTCGCCCTTGAGAAGCTGCATGTCCAGGTCCTGCTCCCAGCGGACGCACCAGGGGCGGAGGGTGTGGATGACGAACTCGAGCTCCTGCATCTCGATGTTGTTATTCGTCGAGCGGTCGAGCTCGCCGATCAGGTGAAGCGGCACGCCGAAGATGCGGGCGATCTCCGCGATCGAGAAGCGGCGGGACTCGATGTACTCGAGGTCCTCCGCCGTCATCGAGATTTCCTTCACCTTCGTGCCTTCCTCGGCCACGAGCGGCAGGTGCAGGGCTTCGATCCCGCCGTAGTTTTCCTTCCAGGACTTCACCATGTTCGAGCGGGCGCCCTCGGACAGGACCCCGGGGTGCTCGAGCACGACGCGCTTCGTGCCGCCGTTCCCGTAGGACTTCGCGCCGAACATCTCCTGCGCCACGGCCAGAGCCAGGGTCTCCCGGTGGTCCTGGATCACCGACCGCCCTCGGAATCCGTCGGAGGAAAGCCCAGGCAGATGGAGGACCCTGTCCTGCGGCACCTCGAACTGCGAGCCGTCGTCCCTGGTGATCTCGAAGCTGATGGCGCCGCCCTTCGCGACGTTCAGCTTGATCCTGTCCGGATGGATGGGGAGGAGCTCGACGATATTCCCTCGGACCTCGTTCTTCAACGCGTACCCGGCGCCGCGGAGCAACTGATGCGCGACCTGGAACTCTCGGAAGCGAAAGCCCGTCTGGAAGTAATTCGCCTTCGTGGCCAGCAGGCTATAGAGCGGGTGATCGGTAGCCGGCTCCTTCCCGCCGTCGTCCAAGCGGCGGTAAATCCTGACGGGTAGGCTGGCGATGGCCTCGGCTAGGACGCGGACGCAGGCCTTCACGGCCGAGACCCGCAGCGCCGTCTCGGCGGTCACACGGATGCCCGTCGCCGTCATGACGTAGCGCTCGCCGAGCAGGCGCTTCACGTCCGTCTCGGTCACCTCTCCGCGGATCGCCAGCCGGAGCCGTTCAAGGAGTCGGAGCTTCATCCGATGGCCACCATCCCCCGCGTCTCGTAGACGCTCTTCTTCTGGCCCGTGCGGATCGCGCGGTCGAGCGCCATGATGAGGGCGACCATGCCGTCGATCTTCTGGGAGGACTTCTCCTTGTCCGGCTTCAGGTTGCCGGCCGGGTCCGTCCTCAAAGCCATGTTGTCCGCCATCCAGCGCAGCACCGGATTGCCGCCGTGGTGCAGGCGCTTGCCGAGCGTCATCGTGATCAGCTCTTTCGTCGGCCCGTTCATGCTCGCGAAGCCCTGGCCGATCGGGACCATCTTGAAGGCCTCGCGCTCGAGCGTCTGGACGAGGTGGGTCGCGCCGTAGCGGTCGAACCCAATCTCCAGGATTCGGTACGTCTCGGCGTCCTTCCGCACCTGGGCCAGGATGGCCTCGTAGTCGATGACGTTCCCGGGCGTGGCCGTCAGCAGGCCCTGCTTCACCCAGAGGGCGTAAGGCGCGCCGTGCCGCTTCGACTTCTCGGCGATGGTCTCCTCCGGGCAGAAGAACCTGGCCAGGACCTTCAGCCCCGAGACGTCCTCCCCGTCGATTTCCTCGAGCCACTTGAAGACCATCACCCACGCCGTGAGGTCTTCGGTCGTGGAGAGATCGAGCGCGCCCCAGGCGTCCTGCCCCGCGAGCGCGGCCACGTCCACCGTTCCGGCCGACGCGTC